TCATGGCCCTGAGATTATCAGCTCCCGCGCCGGAGTCACCTTCCCGCTCACCTGATAGTTGAGGGTAACCTCCTCCATCTCGAACCCTGCAAAGAGCGCGCGCACCTCGGGGCGGTCGTTGATCGACAATATAAACCGCCCCTGAAGCCCTCCTAAGAGGCCTCTCAGACGCTCGAAATCGGCCGCTGAGAAGATGTCCTTCCCATAGTCGTCAGTGTGCCCCCAGTACGGGGGATCGCAATAGAACAGCGTCCCCGGCCGGCTGTCGTACCGTTCGATGCAGGTGCCGAAGTCGAGGCATTCGATCAGCACGTCCTCAAGCCGCTCGTGCACCGCTTCCAGCATCGGCTCCAGCTTGCTGAGGCTCCAGCGCGGCCGGGCGAAATCGATGCCGAACGTGCGCCCCATCCCACCAAAGCCGGTCTTCTGAAGGTAGAGGAACCGGGCCGCCCGTTCGAGGTCGGTCAGCTGGTCGGCCGCCGTGGCGCGCAACCTGTCGAAGTCGGCGCGGCTGTAGAGCTGGAACTTCATCACATCGAGCAGCTGCTGGTAATGCTGTCAGGCCGACGAGGAAGCCGCGGCCGGACAGCATTACAGCAGCTCACTTGCGAAAGACGTGAGACCCAACGCGGCCAACCCTTCAAGCCCTCCGATGGTTGTTGATTTCATCGGGACGGCGGCGGGCATCAGATGGCCTCCAATGAGATTTGGCTGAAGGTGCCTGCGCCGCTGACACCGTGCATCCGGCCCGATGAATGACCGAACGCGACCGCCACGTTGGATAGGTCGGAGAGGACAGGGCCCATGTCGGCAGGTTGGCCCCACACGTTCGTCCAGCCTGTCAGCGGTATCTCGCGGCTTTGCTCGCCGCTCTCAAGCGGGAAGGCGGGCGAATAGAGCCGGTAGCTGCCCCTCTCCCCTTCGCCCGACCAGTCATCACCCTCACGCTGTAGGACAAGGCTGACGAGGGGTGCGGCATCGGGGCGCTCGACAGGCTGGGCGCTGGTAACATCGGCGCGGTAATGCCAGATCAGCTTTAGGGCACCGGCCGGGATGCTGGCCTCATAATCCAGCACCGCGTTGATTTGGCCGTCCTGCTTGAGATGGATAACCCAACCCTTGCCTTGCCGATCAAGGCGCATCGGATAGCCTTTGCTGCGCGTCTTCCCGCTGATCCAAGGGCCGATGACGAGGCCAGCTTGTGCGCTGGCGGTGCGATGCTCGCGCCGTAGGAACAGCACAGCGACAGCAAGGACACCAAGGACACCAAGGGCGATCAAGAAGGTGTCGGTGGTCATGGCGTTGACAGCCCGACCAACTCAGACTGATCCTTGAGGGCGTAAACCGCCATCGTGCGGGTGTTGAAGGTGTAGGTGGGATCGACAATCCCAACGCTTTGCAGGCCACCGAAAAACACGCTGTTTGCCGCCCCGGTTGGTGCATCGACCGGGCCGCTCGCAGCTGTCCCCACCGCGCTGCCGTCCGTGCTGACGGCCAGTGTCACATCTGAGGCGTTGAAGGCCACGCGGTTGATCCCCAGCGTGATTGGGGTGCTATCGGCGGGGCCGTAGTAGTCATCGGTATCGCCAGCATCTAAAGACAGAGCAGCGCCAGAGTTGCCGGTGTAGTATTCCCAAGGATACCCCCCGACACCGTAATCCCCATAGGTGATGAAGACGCCATCGCCAGACACGTATTCTGTCTCGATCACGAAGGTCTTGTTGGTTTGCGCAAATGCCGTCGCCGCTGCACCGATCAGGCCGGGAACCGCCTCACCCCCGCGAGATTCAAGCCCACTGACCGTAACGGAGCTAGGAGTGCTGATTACTGCTGAGCGGCTTACGACCGCACCGCCGACCCAATAGCGGTCGTTCAGGAAGTCGAGAAAGGCTTCTGCCCTTTCCGGCACCCAATCGGGGCGGGTTAGGGCAACAATGTCGGCGCTAGGCGGATAGACCTTGATGGACTTGATGATCGTGCCGGTTGCCGAGCCATTGATAAACGGCAAACTTAGCTGGGACAGCGGGGCATTAATGGAGAGGGGTATTGTCTCTACCAAGGCGCCATTGACAGAAACTTTTATCTCTGTGGCTGTGAAGCTAAATCCAACCTTCACAGGACCATTCCCAAACGGCAATTCTTCGCTCAGGTTGACAGTCGGGGTCAGGTAAACACCTGACCCGCTGAGGTATATCGAGCTTGCGGGAGGCGTGCCTGCCAGAAGTGCTTCGGGGCCAAATTGTATATTGTTTGTGCTTCCAAGCGGTGTTGCGAAAACCAGAAGAACGCTGGTATTGCTCACAATAAATTCGCAATCCATCACGAACGCGAACTCATACGTGCCGCCGTCCCACCAGCCCGCCTTGGCAATTTCGCTGAACAGCAGGTAGTTATTCAGGTCGCCCGTAGCATCAACCACCCATCCGTCACCGGGGACTACATCAGCCGGATTGAACACGTAATCGGTGGTCCAGAAGCCATTATCGACCACCTGCCACATCTCGGACAGCGTGCGCTCTTGCCCATCAGCAAAGTAATAGCCGTTGGCAAAATCATAGACGGTCAGCGGGGCGGGCGAAGCTCCAACCGCACCGCGCTTCATGCCGACCGGCGACAGGAACCCGCTAAGCGGCGAGCGGATCTCACGCATGGCTGACGAAGACGATGGTGTTTTGGTAGATCGCCTTGGCCCAGAGCCGGTTCACACCGCTAACGCCCGGGAAGAGGTTCGCCAGCGAGCACTTCGCCTCGCCTTCACCGGGCCCGTATTGGACACCGAGTGCATCGACGTCAGGTTCGTCGTCTCCACTAGTCCCGATCACGTAAATCGCCTCGGAGCCGATGTTCTGGAAGGTCACCTCGGTCACGTCGGCGTCGGTGAGCAGATCCCAGTTGGTTCCAATTTCAAGGCTGGTGTTCTGCGACATCTTTCAGTTCCTTTCGCATATCGATTGCACTTATCGCCAGCGCCGAGCGCGCGGTGCGTGCTGGTCAATTCTCTGAGGCTTTCGCGGTCGAAACCGTCCGCAGCTCGGCCTCGTCCAGCCCGGTGTCGATGAAGAACTCCTCCTCCTGCTCGACGGTCAGCTTGCCTTCGAACTGCTTGGCTACCTCAGGCTCGGAGCGGACAGCCTTGATCACTGCTTCCTTGTCGAGGCTGATCTTGACGCGCACGAACTCTCCGGCGCGGGCCCAGCGCAGTGATCGCAGCCAGACCACCACATCGCCGACCTTCACCTTGCGGGCGAACCGCACCTGCGGCATGCCAAGCCGGATGCCGATCTTGGCATTGGCGATCTCGGCCGACTTGCGGCCCTTGGCTACCGCGGTGCGGCCACCAGCTTCCCACCACGCCTTGATGCCTTCGAACAGCGGCTGCATCTCCGCCTCGATCTCGACAAGGGCCGCATCGCACTGTGCCTTGACCCGGTCGATCGCGTCTTTGGCGGCGAGCCGTTCCAGCGCGCTCGAGCGCTCAAGAGCGACATATTCGGCGATCATGCCGGTGGCCTCGGCGACGTCGGCCGGGACATGGACGGTTTCTCTCTTTCGGCGGGGCATTTGGGGTCTCCTGCGCGGGGATAGGGTTACGGGGCCGGAATGACTGGCGGCGGGATCATGGCCAGCCAGCCTCCACATCGATCGCATCGAGCGCGGTCTGATCAGCGGCCGCGTCCACGGCATCCTTCAGCGACCAGCTGTTGCCCATGACGGTCTTGCCCCAACCAGCGAGAGCTAGCAGCGCGGCAAGACCAGAGGCGTAGGACAGCGTGATGGTGGCATTGGCGGCGGTGCGGAACATGGCATCCTCCACCGCCCCGGCGCCTATGGCGACGGCAGCGGAATAGGATGCCTGGCTGGTCAGCCAGTTGGTGCGGTCCTCAACATCGCGGGTCTGAAGCACATGCCCGTCCAGCGCGGTGCCGGTGCCACTGACGGTCCACCCAGCCGCGAAGGCCGCATCGCGTCGCGCGTTGATCCGTTCGCGCAGGGCCTGCTTCTGCTCGGCGAGCGTGAGCGGAGCGAGCTCAATTTCCTGGATATCGCCGGTCTCGCAATTCATGATGATCTGAGTGGGCATGGCCTACCTTCCGAACAGTGTGATGGTGCCGGCATCGCCAGTGAGACCGCCAGCCCAGGAGAAGAAAATGGAATTGAGGATTGCGGCATTGAGGCGCCATCCGATGGGCGACGTCCCAACGGTGCCAGCCTGATTGACCGCATCGGAGTTGAGGACGCCGCCATGAGCGAGCCCGACCAGTTGGCGATAATTGAGCACATGAACGCCACCGAAGCCGCCCCTTGCTGCCTCGATAGTTCCGAGGGCGGACGCGGTGGTCCTGTCCGTACCGTTGTTCCCGGAAAACTGGACCTGGAAGGCGGCGGTGGCAGACGTGCTGACCCCAGAAATCAGAACATAGAGGTCCTGATAGGTGGCCGGGATGCTACTGAAGCCCCAGCCCGTTCCGCTGGCAGTGGAAACCGGGGAGCCGATCTGGTTGTATCCATCAGCTACCAGAGCATCGATCGCCTGCGCCACGCGTTGTGGCGTCATCAGCACATTGGTGGCGGTGCCGGCCTCGGCCTGCGCCTGGCTGGCGACCCCCAGCGCTGCAGCCGCGCCAAGATCGGCCGCGTTCGCCTTCAGCGCCAGCGCTGCGGTAACCGTGGCGGCAAAGTTCGCATCATCGCCAAGCGCAGCTGCGAGCTCGTTGAGCGTGTTGAGCGCGCCCGGGGCACCGTCGAGGAGGCTGGCGATCGCAGCGTTCACGGCGACCGCCAAAGCCGCCTGTCCAACCGAGAGAGCAATCGACCAGTCGGCATAGGTGCCGCTGCCGTTGAAGCTGGCGGCTGGCACGGCGACAACCATAGCGCCGGTCTCAGCGTCGTAGCTGGTGACGGTGCCAGTCATGTTGTTGGTGCCCGGCGCCGCATTGCTGCTCATCAGCACTTCCATGCCGCCGATGAAGGCCGCCCCGGGCGTGGCGCTGAAGCTTTTGGTGCCGCTGCCGATCGCCAGCGACGTGCTGCTGGTCGCGCTGAAGGCGGCGCTGGCGGCGGCCTGCACGGCCTGCATCGCGGCGGCGACCTCTTCGTCGGCCGCCTCGGCCACAGCGTTCCAATCATCCGGAAAGCCTTCGATGTAGGCCATCATGGCCTGCATCCGTTCATTGAACACAGCAGGCAGCCCTCGCGACGGGGCTACAGGCGCAGGGGGCAGCGTGGGGAAGCTCATCAGACGAAGCCTTCGATTGTGATGCTGAGGGTGCTCTCGGGGACGTTGTCACCGCGCAGATCGTAGCGGGTGTAGAAGCCGTAAATGATGGTGGCGGCGAACTGGCCGGTCCCGATGAAGACGATCGGCTCGGACTCGTAGAGATCGAGCAGGCGCGACACCTCATCGCGAAACGCGCGCCGGACGAGCACCTGAAAGCTGGCGCGCTTGCGGCTCGGCCGCCTGACCAACTTGATGTTGCCGAAGTCGTCCTCGATCCGACGGCTGTAGCTGATGTTGCCGGTCTCGAAGCCCCAGGCGGTCTCACCAAGCTGACGCTGGGCACCCGCCACGCAATTGCCGCAGCGCGCCATGCCGCCCGGGTTGTCGATCGCGATGTCGACCTGCGCTCCGAGATATGCGGGCAGGTTCTCGACGTGCAAATCGGTGCGGCGGATGATCGGCTCAAAACACCAGGCGTAGAAATCATCGCCGACGTTGCCGGTGCTGATCAGGTCGAAGGTCTCGTTGTAGACTTCGCCAGCGTCGTCATCGGTGATCGTCACGGTGACGCTGGAGGCTTCGAGATTGAACAGCGCGATCGCATTGACCAGGCCGGAGGGCTCCAGCGTCACCGCGATACCATCGGCCACGGAAGTCTGGGTCAGGTTGACCGGATCGAACATCGCCCAGGCGTTGGTCGGCCCGACATCCTGCCACCACTCACCAAGGCCGCTTTCAGGATCGACGTCGACCTCGGGATCGTGGTTGGTGTTACTTGCCTGCAGGCTGCGATAGATGCGGTGCGTGGTGTCCGATCGCGCCTCGGCATCGACCGCATAGGTGGTGCCCGCGTTCCACAGGGCGACGGTCTCCACCGCGTTGGTGGCGGTGAATACGGTCTCGTCGATATCGATGCTGCGGAAGATCTTCATGCCGGTTCCACCTGCACAACACGAAGCCCGTCCGGATCCTCGAAGCGTTCGAACAAGCGCTGCAGGTATTCGAGCGACCTGCTGCCCCGCTCACCGCTCTCACGCTGCTCGCGGCGCATGGCGACGAACTCGGCCAGCAGGTTCTCGATATTGCGGTCGAGCGGCGCGGTGCCGGCGGGCGCGGATGGCTGGACGGCAGCCGGGATGCTCGGCGCGGTGCCGGCGGCCGGACCATCGGTCATCAGCTGCTCAAGCCGGGCGATCGCTTCCTCGACCGAGATCACGCTTTCGTTGATCTCGATCAGACCTTCGACCGAACGGTCGAGCGCCTCAAGCTGCAGCTCGGCATAGTCGACCGCCTCTTCGGTCGCGGTGATCCCCTCGCTCACTGCACGCGTCACGGCGGCCAGATCGCGCTGGTATTCCTGCAGACTGGTAGCGCGCGATCGGCTGGCTTCGAGGAAGGCCGAGGACGCATCGCGAAGGCCACCCAGCCCGGCCATGTCGCCCGTCCGGGCCAGCGCGGCCGTGGTCATGAATTGGACCTGCGCCGCGCGATAGGATGCGGCCCCGGCCAGCGCCGCGCCGGTCAGCTCATCGCGATAGTCGCGCAGCTCCTGCCCAAGCTCGCTGAAGCGTTCCTTGGTCTCGGTGATGGTGCGGGCTTCGCGCTCATAGGCTTCTGACAGCGTATCGCGCGCCGCTGCCACGGCATTGCTGTGCGAGGTGACGGCGTCTTCGTAGGCCTGCTGGGCGACCTGCGCGTCCTCCAGCCCGTAAATCAGGTCGAGCCAGCCTTGCAGGCTCGCATCGGTGGCGGCGCGCTCTTCCTGCCGGCGCAGCGCGGTCGCGGCCGCGGTGTCGCCCAGCAGCTCCAGATAGCGAATCTCCAGATCCACGCCGGACTTGCGCAGCGCCTCAGCTGCGGCGGCCTGCTCCTCCTGGGCCCGGGCCAGCTCGGCGGCGGCGGCGGCGGCGGCCGCGGCTGCGGCCTGCTCGTCCTCAAGCCTGTAGATCCGCTCCTGCACCTCGCGGTTGACCGCATTCAGCTGATCCAGTTCACGCCGGCGCAGTTCAGCCGTGTTGCCCTGAAGCTGGAGGAGACGGCTCTCAAGTCCGGCACGTTCATCCGCGATCGCGCGCGCCTGTGCAGCGGCTTCCTCGGCCGCGGCGCGCTGCTGGGCGGCCAATTCGGCGGCGGCGCTGGCGGCAGCTGCAGCGGCGGCCTGCTCGTCTTCGAGGCGGAAGATGCGCTCTAGCACCTCGCGGTTCACGGCATTGAGACCATCCAGCTCGCGGCGGCGCAGCTCGGCGGTGTCGCCCTGAAGCTGGAGGAGACGGCTCTCAAGTCCGGCACGTTCATCCGCGATCGCGCGCGCCTGTGCAGCGGCTTCCTCGGCCGCGGCGCGCTGCTGGGCGGCCAATTCGGCGGCGGCGCTGGCGGCAGCTGCAGCGGCGGCCTGCTCGTCTTCGAGGCGGAAGATGCGCTCTAGCACCTCGCGGTTCACGGCATTGAGACCATCCAGCTCGCGGCGGCGCAGCTCGGCGGTGTCGCCCTGTAGCTGGAGGAGACGGCTTTCAAGCCCAGCACGTTCATCCGCGATCGCGCGGGCCTGCGATGCGGCTTCCTCGGCGGCAGCGCGCTGCTGGGCGACCAGTTCCTGCTCAGCCGCGCGCTGCTGTGCGGCAAGTTCGGCCGAAGTCGCGGCGGCGGCAGCTGCGGCAGCTTGCTCATCCTGCAGCTGGTTGATCCGCTCCTGCAGATCGCGGTTGAGCGGGTTGAGCCGTTCCAGCTCGCGGCGACGTAGCTCAACGGTGTCGCCTTGCAGCTGCAGCAGGCGGGTCTCCAGACCGGCGCGTTCATCGGCGATCGCGCGGGCCTGCGCCGCAGCTGCCTCGGCCGTCCGGCGCTGCTCGTCTACTAGGGCAGCGGCGGCGGCGGTGGCAGCCACGGTGGCCGCCTGCTCGTCCTGCAGCTGGTTGATCCGCTCCTGCAGATCGCGGTTGAGCGGGTTGATCTGTTCCATTTCGCGTCGGCGCAGCTCGACCGTGTCCCCCTGCAATTGCAGCAGGCGAAGCTCAAGACCCGCCCGCTCATCGGCGATGGCGCGGGCTTGTGCAGCGGCTTCCTCGGCGGCGGCACGCTGTTGCTCGGCCAGCTCGGCAGCGGCGCTGGCTGCTGCAGCGGCAGCGGCCTGTTCGTCCTGAAGCTGATTGATCCGCTCCTGCAGATCTCGGTTGAGCGGATTGATCTGCTCCATCTCGCGCCGGCGCAGCTCGGCCGTGTCGCCCAGCAACTCCAGCAGCTGGTTCTCCAACCCGATGCGTTCTTCGGCGATCGCGGCTGCCTGAGCTGCGGCTTCTTCGGCGGCAGCGCGCTGTTGTTCGGCAAGCTGGGCAGCGGCGCTGGCTGATGCCTCAGCGGCGGCCTGTTCATCTTCGAGGCGGAAGATGCGCTCGAGCACTTCGCGGTTCACCGCGTTGAGACCATCCAACTCGCGCCGGCGCAGCTCGGCGGTATCGCCCTGCAACTGCAGCAAGCGGCTCTCAAGCCCGGCGCGTTCATCCGCAATGGCGCGGGCCTGCGCAGCTGCTTCCTCGGCGGCCGCGCGCTGTTGTTCGGCGAGCTCAGCGGCGGCGCTGGCGGCGGCTGCCGCGGCGGCCTGTTCGTCCTCCAGCTGGAAGACCCGCTCCTGCATCCAGCGCACGCTTTCCGGCAGGGAAGCCAACTCATCAGCGCGGCGCGCGGCGAGCGCGGCCGTCGGATCGATCAGGGCAAGGATCTGCAGTTCCAGACTGCGCTTGGTGCGGCCGAGCGCGTCGGCTTCACGCGCCGCAGCCGCTTCGGCCGCCGCCAGCTCGCGCTGCGCGGTGGCGGCGTCCTGCGCATCGAACACCTGCTGCTTGATCGCCCGGTTGGTCGCATCGAGCGCGGCGAGCTGATCAGCTCGCTTCGCCGCCAGCGCGCCCTCTGCATCGCCCAGCGCTTCCATCAGCTCGATCTCGATCGCGCGCCGCTCCTTGGCGATCGCGGCGATATTGGCGGCGGTCGGCGCGGACGCGGCGGTGCCGTTCAATTCTTCGAGGTACTCGTTGACCTTGGCAAAGGCCGGAGCAACCGCCAGCAGCTGAGCGAACAGTTCCTGCCCGGCCGAGGTGCTGAGATCGAGCCCTCGGACCAGCGCCTTGAACTCGTCATTGGTGTCGACGCTGGCATAACCCAACCGGGCCATCTCGGCCGCCACCGCCTCGATGACAGGCTGCATCCGTTCGGCTTCGCTGAGGAAGGCGTCTGAGAAGGCACTTACGGCATCCTGAAAGGCGTCTAAATCGCCGAACTGGCCGACCAGCGCTTCGCTGCCGGCGGCACGTTCGTTGATGCCAAGCCCGGCAAAGGGATCGGCCATGTTGATCGACCGCAGCGAGGTGGAGACCGTACTCATGCTGCGGGTCAAGCGCGCCAGCGTTTCGAACAGGCCTTCGCCCGCCTTCTGGAATTCGGCGATGTTGAAGCCCGCCGCGGTGAACGCACCCTGCGTGATCGCATCGGCAACGCTGCCGAAATACGCGACCAGCGCGCTCTCGATCTCTTCGCCCGACATGCCGAGGAAGGACAGCTTGGCGCCCGGGATGACCACGGCGGAAAGGTATTGCTCGACATCGATGCCCAGCTGCTGCCCGAACGCGATCACGCCATTGGTGACGTCCTCGATGATCAGGTCGAACTGGCGCAGGATTTCGTCGGGCGCGCCGCCGGTGGTGGTCTGGTAGCTCGTCTTGGTCCCGCCGCCGATGCCGAGGAAGCCGCTCTTCTTCTTCACCTGCTCGACGATGGTGTAGACCTGCGCATCGACGCCGCGCATCAGCAAATCGCCCACGGTAGCCTGGAAGGTCTCCAGCCCCTGATCGTAGACGGTGCGGGTGGTGCTCGATCCGAACAGGCCGAGGAAGCCCGAGCTGCCTGACTGGCCCAGATTGAAGGTCGACGTGTCGAAGCTGCCGCCGGCGACGTTGATCTGCCGCGCCACCGCCGCGGTCAGCCCACCGATGCCCTGTTCGATCGCGCGCAGGTACTGCACCGCCTCGTTTGAGAATTCGAGAGCGCGGTTACTGTTCTCGGCCATGATGTCGAGCGCGCGAGTGATGCTTTCCGACTGCGCTGAGTTGTCGCCCAGCACAGTGCCGGTGCCGATCGCGGCCTGTGTATCCTCGGCGCTGGCAGGCACCGGGGCCGATCCGCCGCCGCCCGACAGGCCCTTGACGCCCAGCCCTGCCAGTAGCGCCACCATCGCGGCGACGACGGGAAAGCCCCATGCGCCCAGCTGGCTGAAGATCTTCGACGCGCCGGACGCGCCATCGGCCGTGGCGCGGGTCGCGCTGTTGGCCACCGCACTGGCGGTCTGCTGGGTATCAGATGCGATCGCTTGGATCGTGTTGAACAGCTGGATGGCGGCGTGCGCTTTCTCGATCGCGCCCATGATCTTGTAGCCGGTCGAATGCTCTTTGAAGAGCGACTTGAACCCGCCGAGCATTGATGCCGTGTTCTTGGCCCGCAGGTTCGCCAGATCCTTCTCTGCTTCTAGCTGCGTCTTCGCCCCGCGCTTGACCTGATCGGCAAGGTCGGCCTGCGCGGCGTTGTAATCGGTCATCTGGGCCAGCGCATCGCCGATCACGCTGCCGATGCCGCCGAAGGCATTGGCGAAGACATCACCGATGGTCGCGGCGCGATCGGCGATTGCATCGAGGTTTTCGAGCATCGCCTCGGTGGCTTCCTCGCTAGCGCGCAAGGCTTCGTCGCGCGCGGATGCACCGGCTTCCGCAGCATTGACCTCGTCCAGAACGGTCAGCAAGCGGCCATAGGCGGCAGCAAGTTCGGTCAGGCCGTTTGCTTCGGCCTCGGCCTGCGCAACGGCGATCTGACCGCGCTGCTCGGCCACACCGCGCAGCCGCTCTTCTTCCTCCAGCTGCCGCAGCAAAGCCTCGCGCGCGGTCTCGGTCTGTCCCGACAGATCCAGCTCCCGCTCGGCCAGCGCGAGCCGGGTGCGCAGCTTCTCGTTGAGCTTGTCGAAGGCCTCCATCTGATCGACGACTGCGCTGATGTCGGCGAAGGCATCGGCGAAGCTCAGCTCCGCCTCCTTGGCGGCGGCCTGACCGGCAGCGCGCCCCATGGCCCCGCCGACTTTCTTGCCCGCCTTTTCTGCGTTTTCCTGAGCCTGCCGGCTCGCGGCAGCCGGGCCGATCAGCTTCGCCGCAGTCCCAAGGTGGTCCCCATAGCTGGAAGTGAATGCTTGCCCTGCTGCCTGCCCAAGTCGGCCCATCGCGCCCTTGTAGGGGTTGGCTAGGGCGTCGATGCTGCCCAGCGAGATCGCCGGGATGTCCTTCCCGAATACAGTGTTGAAGGCCCCGATCAGGCCATTTAGCGGCGCAGCGGCAGCAGCCAGCAAGCTATTGAGCGCATCGATCGCAAGGTTGACGCCGCTGTAGAAAGCATCGCCAATTGCGGGGCCGATCTTGTCCCACGTCGCAGCCAACGTTCTCGGCAGCAGTATTGCAGTGCCGATGATGATGTTGATGGCCATTTTGGTGACGTCGACAATGGTTTCCCAGACCTGACCAACATCGAGGCCAAACGCCTTGAAGTACGCAGTAACTTCATTGACGATCGCATTGCTGATGACGTCATAGGCACCCAGCAGCACATTCTGCCAGCTTATGGACATTTCGCTGTTCTTGTTCACCTCCGCGGTGAGCAGACCGACCCCGACTGCTACCACCGCCAGCGCCGCCGCGCCGGCGAGGCCCGCTGCGCCCAATCGGGTTAGACTTGTCGTCTGGGCAGCCCCCGCTGCAGAGGCAGCAGCTGCTGAGCTGGCCTGCGCGGTCGCCAGTGCAGAGGTGGCTGCCGTCGCCTCGGCCGACGCTGTTGCGGCTGCCGCTGTTGCCAGCGCCAGACGGGCCTGCGCAGCGGCGCTTTGCGATGCTGTGGCGGCGTTCTCGAGCGCGGCTCTGGCAAGGGCAACCTCCGCCCGGGCTGCGATGCCATCGGCTTCGGCGCGGGCCAGCGCCGCCGCGATCGCCGCCTGGTTGGCGGCGGCCGCGCGGGCGGCGGCATCCAGACTGGCATTGCCCGACACGCGGATGATGCCCGTCGCGATCGCGATCTCGCGCGCAAAGCCCCTCACGCCGAGGCCCGCCTGCCCCATAACCCCGTAGATCTGGGATCCCTGCTGCACCAGAGCGATCAGCGGATTGCCGCCAGACGCCAATTGCACGCCGAGATCCTGTACCTGGAATGTGAGATTGAGCAGTTCGCTGGCCGACAGCTTGCTGGACCCGGCCATGTTTTCGAGGCCCGCGGCGGACTGCGCCGCGCCCGTATTGATGCCGCTCAACGATCCGGACGCGGCAGCCGCCGCAGTGCCGATCTCGGCGAGGTTATCATTGACCGGCCGCATCCCCCGCTGGACTGCCTCGTTATAGGCGGCGGTGGTCTGCTTGATCGCGGTGACGTTGTTGCGATGCTCCGCCTCGACAAGGCTCAGCGCGGTCTTGGTCTCCAAGATCTCGCGGTTGTATTGTTCGAGACTGATCTGCCCGGCGTTGAGGGCCGCCTTCGACTCGTTGATCTCGGCCGTTGCCTCGGCCTGGATCTTCGCCAGCTTCCCGATCGATGCATCGGCACGCTGGTAGGCAGCGGCCATTGCCGCCGCCTCGTCCTGCGCCGCGGACATGGCCCGGTCGGCATTCTCCAGCGCATCGACCGCGCCGCGAGAATCGCCGGAGATGACAAGGCCGGTGCGTAGCGTCACGCCGCCGCCCTCATCCGTTGGCCGAATTCAGCTCCGCACGCGCGGCGACTTCCATGATCTGTAAGCCCTGAAAGGTTGCCTCGCTCATTGCGGGAAACCGGGCGCGGACCGCCGCGTAGTTCAGTCCCAGCCAGTGCAGCCGCACGCTCGACATGGTCGCCATGCAGACGGCGTTCCATTGGGTGGCGACAGCCAGGAAGGCTACAACGATGTCCCAGTTTTCCGGCCATACGATGAAGTCTTCCTCAACTGCCTCCTGACAGGCGGTCAGGATCTCCTCAGACGCGCCCCAGAATTTCAGATCGTCGGCGAACTGATCATCCCCGGCACTGGGCTGGCGGGCGCCAGCCCAGTGCCGGGCCGCCTCCTCTAGTTTCCCTTCCGGCCCCTGCCGATGTTGTCGAAATAGCCGCGGATCAGCGCGGTGCGGGCCACCGGATCGATGATCACCTGGTCGCGCACGTCGTCATTGTAGGCGACGGGGTTGTTGTTATCGTCGACCAGCTCGAACAGCTCCACGATCACCGCCCGCAAGAAATCGGTCGTTCCCTGGCTCGATCCGAGCTCGAAGTTTTCGAGGTGGTCGGTGCTCAACACCCGGTAACGCGCTTTGAAGCGTTCTTCCTTGGTGCCACCATCGACCGGAACGTGGGCGGTGACCCGCGCCGTGAACTGGCGCTCGGCGCCTTCAGCTGCAACCTTGAAACCCATCGCAATTACTCCGTGAAATTTGGGGGGCGGGCCGCCCTGCGGCGAACCCGGCCCGGATTAGGAAAGTGTGATCTTGAAGCCGTCGTCGCCCTCATCTGGCAGCGGATCGAAGGTCAGCGGCCATTCAACGATGTTCTGCTGGTTGGCGTATCCCGGCCGGCGCTGCTTGGCCCGATCGATATCGATCTTTACCCGCGTCGCGGCGCTGGTGCCGTGGATCAGCTGGATCGCCACGGGCGCACCGGTCGGCGCGGTGTACGGGTTGTAGGTGGCGAGCGCGACCGCCTCGACCTGGCAACTCACGCTCTCGACCGCGTCGACGATCTCGATGCCTTCGTAATTGACTAGGAACCGGCGCTCGACCTGCGCGCCGCGGGTCAGCTCGAAACTGCGCATCCGCATTGCGGTGCCGCCAATGGTGAACGTCGGCGTGTTCAACTTGGTCACCGCTTGCGGCGTCTGGAAGGCGGTCAGATCGACGGTCGGCAAAGCCGTTGTCGTCGGCTGCACGAACAGGCCGGTGAAGGTGTAACGCCAGACCGGGATGCCCTGGGCGTTCATGGTCCCGACGAAAGTACCGCGCGAGCCCATCAGCTTGTGCAGCGTGCCATCGATGTTGATGTAGATCGCGCCCGATTCAAGTGCGTCGCTGACCGGATCATACTCGACCGAGGTGGTGGCCGTGATCGTCTCCGCCATGGCGCACATGCGGTGCAGCACGCCCCAGGCCGGGGCTACGCCCAGCTCGCCAGAACCGACCATCTCGACGTCAAAGGTCAGCGTCGCATAGACGCCCACCACGATCATCTCCTGGCCGCCGAAATACGGGCGCTCCAGATTGCGCGACAGATCCTCGCCCTCCATCGGGTTGAGGGTCACGTTGGTCGCCTGGATCGCGTTGGCCGATCCGGTCGGCGTCGGATCGGTCCCGTAAGTGGTCTCGATCTTGGCGAGGAGCGCCTTCTTTTTCCAGTTCAGGGCCATGGCTTACTTCTCCTGCTTGGTCGACGCGGAAGCGGGTGCGGACACGTGCTCCGGTTCTGCGGCCTCGGGGGCGGGTACCTCCAGCTGTTCGCCGATCTCGGGGCCGTTGCTGGGCTTGGTGAACTCGGTGCGCTTCAGCGCGCCGCTGGGCTGGCGCACATAGCTGCCACCTTGGCGCGGGCGTGCGGTCTTCTGGTTCTTGCTCATCAGTTGATCCTCAGACGTTCGTTGAGTTGGAAGTTAATCTCGTAGACCGAGGCATGGCCGACGAAGCCGACAAAGCCCGCACGGCCGAGCGTGAAGACACCGCCGATCTCGCCGCCTGGGCTCCAGCCCAGCACGGCCTCCAGCACATCGGTCACCAGCGGGGTCAGTTTCTCGCCAGCCTTGTCGCCGCGGCGATCATCGCCCGACCGTTCGAACAGGACGACGGACACGGTCTCGATGTAGTGCTGAGTGAAGAAGCCAGTGCCGTAATTCGCTGCGCCGCCCACCATATCGCCGAACAGCACGAAGGCAGCTGGCGTGCGCTCGGGCGCCTTGCCGGCATCGGTCAGCCGCGCCAGCGCCGTGGCGCTTTCGATCCGGCCGCTCAGCGCGGGCACTGTGCCCTCAATCCGGGCGGAGACCTCTGCGGCATGGTTCATCAGATGAACCCCTTCAGATTGTCTTCGGTAAAGGGCCGGGCGCGATCATTGGTGCGCACACCCGATGCGCCCGAGCTTGCCGGTTCGACGCCGGCAGCCCCCGGCAACCGGATGATGCCGCGCGCGATCCGGTCGAGATCTGCGATCGCCGCCTTGTAATCGGCCTCGATCTTCTCCGGCGCGGAATAGACGTGCAGCTTGTAGATCGTGATGGCGATCGCCAGCGGTACCAGCAGCGCCGGCACTTCGGCCAGCGGCAGCTTGTAACGGGCGGCCAGATAGCCATCGATCATGGCATCAGTGTTCGCCAGTTCCTGCAGAACCACGCCCTCCTCGATCTCGCCGGTGGGCGGCGCAGCGCGATCGGTCAGCTCGACGAGCATTGTCTCGCCGTGCTTGTCGATCATCTGCTGGAGGGTGGCGTAGGACATGGCTCAGTCTTCGCCGGTCAGCTGCGCGATGGTGGCAAGGTGCAGCTCGGCCAGCTGAGACTGGGGGATGCCGGCGACGACATTGTCGAGCACCTCGATCTCTTCGGCCGTGAATGGGCGGGCGGTGCCGTCCGGCATCTGAAGCCGGACATCGAGCCGCGGTTCGCGGACGATGGCGAGCAGGCGGCGTGCGCCTTCGATATCGGCGCCGATATCCGCCGGGCCCAGCGTGCGCGGCGTGCTGCCGAACAGCAGTCCCGCGCGGCGGAAGCCAGACTTCGGCCCCTTGACCACGATGGCCACGATGGCCACGTCGCCGTTGGGGTCTGCGGCAGGGGCAGCGACTTCGGGCGCGGCAACCGGTGCCGGGGCAACCGGTGCCGCGACGAGGGGCGCAGCAGCGACAGGCGCTGTCTTTACAGTGCGGGGCTTACGGGGCTTGCTGGCCATGATGAAATCCTCGGGAAAGTCAGGGAGGCCCGCCAGCCGTGCCGGCGGGCCTCATGATGCGGGTGATCAGGCGAGCCAGGGCACCGCGAGCAGTTCGGCAGTGCCCTTCCACTCGTTGGTCTCCCCGCCCGAGGCGAGCTCGCTGTTGAGCAGCTTCAGACCGGCGCTTTCGAGCGAGGGCGGCACCACCAGCAGGTTCGGCATGATGCCAAGTGGGCGGCCATAATCGCCCTTCATGCTCATCAGGGCAGCTCGCGCGGCGGCATAGTTGGCGGCGTTGAGGGTCTGCTTCGATCCCCAAGCCTGCTGCCAGAAGCCGTAACCAACGTTCAGCCGCGCATCGACGCCGTAGACGTACTCGTTGCGGTCGAAGACATTGTCGTCGGTCGGCTTGTCCTTCGATACCAGCTGGCCGAAATCGCGGCGCACCTGGAGCATGATCGGCTTGATCACGCGGCTGACGTCGAGCAGGAACCACGGGGTGCCGGAACCGCCATCGGTGTTGGCGACCGACTGGGCCTCGCCGTCCTCGTCGAGCACCGGGTGATCCGTGTCGAAGAAGTTCTGCCCGTCATAGCAGGTGGTGGAAAAGCCCGCCTTGAGCAGATCCCAGATCAGCCGCTCGGGCTTGCTGATCGTGCTTTCGCCCATCTGCTCGAACAGCAAGCTGTAGTGACCGAGGTTGTCCGTCTCGATATCGTCGCGATCGACGCCGAGGGTCAGCTCCCACTTCTTCTCCTTGATCGCGTAATCGCTTTCGGAGATGTTCTGGACGACGCGCTCGCCGACCCATTCGCGCACGTCGGGCATCTTGCCCAGCCAGCCGTATTTCTGCTCCTTCTGGCTGGAGGGGACGCGGGTGGCGACGCGGGCCGATTGCGGCTTTGCAACCGACTGCTGGCCGCGCTGCATCGCCGCCGAATATCCGGTGCGAAGCGAGGCCAGGTTTGCATTGTTGATGATCATGTGCCTGTTTCCTTGCTGGCGATGCGATCGGGTTAAACGGGGTTGGCGATGCCTTCGACGTAGACCCGCGTGAGGGCCTCATCGAAGCGCACCCACACGCCCTGGTCATCGACATCGGCGACGAACCCGGCGGGCGATCGAGCGGCGGAGTTGCTGGTCTTGGCCACGGTCTCGTCATCGACGATCCAGCAGATGTCCCCGATCTGGGCGATCGTGATTTCATCGGTGCTCGCCGAGTTCTTGAACAGGAAGGTGCCCGGGCGGAACTGGACGGGCAGGTCACCGGCGCTGCCAGCGGCATTGTCAACCCGCTCTTCAGCGCGGCCGACACCGACCGATCCGGTCGCGGCTGCGCCCTTGGTGATGTAGCCGGCGGCGTTACGCATCACGAGCGCCCCGGCATGGATCAGGGCAACGGCAGCAAGGCCGGACTGGATACCGGGCTGGCGCATCGGGGTGTTACGGTCTGTTGCAAGAGCCATCTCAGGCTACCTCCTCTTCAATGCCGAGCTCAGCAGCGCGGGCTTTCTTGAACGCGGCCGGATCGATGCCCATCAGCGCGATCACTGCGCGGTCAGCTTCGTCCAGGTCTGTGGTGGTGCGGGCTGGCTGACGGCCGTGAAGCGACACAGCTTCGCTGGCGACCGCCGGCATGGCGGCGATCAGCTCTTCGGTGCCCTTCGGATCCTTCTGGTGCATGGCGATGTACCGGTCGCGCATCGGCTTCACGCCCACGCGCCCTTCGGCAATCGCGCCATCGACGAAGGCCTGGGCAGCCTGCAACGAGATGCTGGCTTGCAGCGCGTTGAACTGCTTGGTGGTCTCAACCAGCTGCGACTGAAGTGCGGTGATCGCGGTTTCGTCAGCAACGCCCTCGCGCAGGGTGCCGATCCGCGTGAGGATCGCATCGCTCGTTACCGCGCCCTGAAGCGCCAGTGCGGTGGCGATGGGCTGCAAGGCGGCATTGATGGCGCTCGCCATCTCCTTGTTGTTTTCACTGCCACCGCTCATCTTCTTGACAGCCGCGAGGATCGCTTCCTCGGTCGCGTCATCGCCGAGGCCGAGCGCTGCGGCGATTGCTTTCATGAAGTCCATGCCATTTTCCTCTGCATGCAGGGCTTCGAGCCCCTTCAGGTTGGGTTGATTGACCAGGCTCGCGCGCCGGATGGCGACGATCTGCTTGTTCTTGGTGTGGGCGATCACCGGGCTGATGCCGCGGTAAGCCTTGTCCTCGCGCAGCTGGCGTCCGGTACCGGTCCATTCGACCTGCCCCCAGATCCCGTCCTGCCGGGCTTCAAGCGCCACGATCCAGCCGCGCGCTGGCGCAGGCTGGCCCAGCGGGGCGGCAAGATCGGTGGAGTGGCACTCGTCCAGTACCAGTCGCTCGCCATCAGTCAGGCTTGCTGCGATCAGCGCATCGTAATCCTCCACAGTGTAGGGGCCGCGACCGTCCACCGTCTCAACGCGTCCGCCACCAGGTAGAAGGTGCAGCCATTCACGCCCATCTTCGGGCATGCTGGCAGGCAGCTGGGGGGCGTTGCAAAGGGCGAGGGCGATCGACTTGGTCACCCAGCCTTAATGGCAGCACGCAAAGGGTGCTGGCATGCCCGCGGCGGCGGGCGGCGTCAGATCATTTGGGGGAAATCGGGAGCGGCGATTCGTGCCCGATGTGCTTTGCCTGCCAAACTTCGCCCGATATGGAAAGGCCCGCCGAACCGGCGGGCCTCGCATCGATCAGCACCCTGGCTTGCACTTGCAGCACTGATCAGCCTTCCTCGCCCAGCTGCTGGCCCGCATATTCGTCGGCGATCTCGATGATCGCTTCAGCATCGTCCTTCGAGATCCCCAGCCACGGCCGCGCCGGGATCGTGCCCCATGGGATCGGGCGGCCGCGGCCGTCCCGTCCGAAGGCGCCCTTGGTGGCACCGAACTGCATCACGCCGGAATAGATCAGCGAGCTGCCGATCACGACGCTGTCGCGATTGACGATGCGCTGGATCTCGCGCCGCAGCCGGCCGATCAGGTAGAGGGTCTTGGTCAGCGACTGCCCGCCGTATTCGCGCGCGCGGTAGCGATCGAGCGTCGATTGCTTCTTCGGCGCCCACGCCTTGCCGTCCGGCCCCACGCCCTGGTTGAACCGCTGGCGCGTCGCATCGACCATGTATTCGGCGATGTCCTCGTAAAGCGGCGTGGCATCCTCCATACCGGCGATCGCGCGCTGCAGTGCCGACCTTGTCTCACCGGCGTTGAATTGGACGTTGAATGCCATTATGCTTCTCCCGTCGATGGCACCTGCCACCGGGTTTCTGCTTCGGGTCGTTTCGGACGTCGGGTATAGGCCATCGACCCTCTCTCAGCCCTTGTTGCGCCGCCTCACGAAGAACGATTTGAGGTAGAGCGACCGCCGACCGCTGCGAACCTCCCAGATCGCTTCGTACACTACCCCGCCAATGGCCTTTCGCATGATGACGCGCTGCAGGTTGCCGAGCTTGGAGTCCTTCCCCAGCTCGATGACATCCGGATTACTCGCGATCGCGGGCAGCAGCGCAAAATCCGAAGGCTCGATTGGGAACGGGTCTTTGCTGCGCTTTCCATGCCGGTTGAAGATATGGGTCGAAAGCTGGGTATCGATCACATAGTCGAACCCGCTCACGTCCAAGCCGTCCTTCAGACTGGCAAGGCGCGCAGCCTGATCTGTCCGCACAAGCCCCAGTGTGCGCACGGGCGGTAATGGGCGCCGGTTCTCGTCGCCAGCAGCACTCCCCTCCTCGACCCGCTGCGCATAGCGGCGCAGATCGTCGGCCGTGCTGGGCAAGCGGCGGTAGGCATCCGCCAGCGCATCAGCGCGATCGGGCGGAAGCGCAGCCATGAACGCTTTGCTCACCTGTTGATCCCACAATCGGAACTTGCCGGCGATCGCGCTCACCTCGCCCGAAACGCTGGCGCCCGGCGCATAGTCCCAGCCGCGGCCGATCCCTTCTGGGGCGCCGGTCTTGGGATCGATGCGGTCCCAGCCATCGGGAAGCTTTTTGTCGGGCTTGCCGCCCATGCGCCGGGCCGCGGCGTTCGAATTGGCCCCGACGACGTAGCAGCTGCAGCCCCAGTCCGAAGGTGGATAGAACTTGTCCCAAAAGGGATGATCGGGCGGTAACATCAGCCCGTCCCAGCTGAGATGCTGCGGCCGCGGTTCCTGGCTGCCGCCGTGGCGATAGATCCACCACTTGAAATTGCTGGCGCGTAGCTGGGCAAACCGCCCGGCGGCGTAGGAGGTGCTGGCATTGGTACTGAGGATCGTCTTCACCCGCCACGCTTCGCCCTGGATGGTTCCCTGCCCGGTCCAGCCGGTCCAGCCATGCCGACGGACAATCGCGTCGAAGTCGCGGCGGAACTCCTCGATCCCGCGTCCCTCGGCGATCGCCTTGTCGACCGCGGCGGCAAGATCGGTCAGCAGATCGGCCTTGGCAGCGCCCGCCACCATGAAGCCGCGATCATGCTCCTCGCGCAGCATGTCGTCCCAGAATTCGGTCGGGACGAGGTTGCCGAGCTTGCGGCGGAAGAATGCCACCTGTTCTGTGAACGGGCGGCCAAACACGCCAGACACCGGATCGTCAGACACAGGCTCGCTCCCGAATGCCCCTCAGCGGCGATTTAAGAGGGTCTAAGAGGCCCCTCAATCGATTTTTGGCTACCGTTGGGCCATCAAGCGCTCCAGCGGTCGTTTCCGGGCCTTGTAACGCAGGCATGTCAGACAGCCGTTTCGTCAGCGATATCGCTGCGCCCGGCAGCCGTTGCTGCGGCCAGCCCGCCAGCCAGTGCGGCAGCGAGGCCGCTTGCATCGATCTCGCCATAGGCATTGGCCAGCATGTCGCGCAGCTCGGCCAGATCGCTGGCCTTCTCCAGCATGACAGCGATCGTTGCCGTCATCTCAGCGACCGATGCCTCGGCTTGGCTTGCCATCGCGGCGGCGATCTGCGCGGCCGGCGCGGCCGGGCGACGCTGCGATTGCTGGGGCGCTTCGATCGCAGGCTCACCGGGATTGCTCGCGATCGATGCCGGAGCGGCGCTGGGCGGACGCAGGATATCCTCACCCTGTCCGGGATCGCTGAGACCGAACTTGCCCCGCACTTCTGCCTGACTGACCCGGAAGCCCAGCGGTACGAGCTTGGCAAGGCTCTCCGACAGCATCGTGAGGTCTTCCTGTTCGGGCCGCGCGATGACGATGCGCGGGTATGCCTTGCCCGGGCCGAATTCGAGATCACACCAGGGGCGCACCAGATCCCGGTTGAGCGCAGCTGCCAGCGCCTTGCAGTCAGCGCGCTCGATATCCTCGCGCACGTCGTTGTGGACGTTGGCCTGCCCCGAGCCGAGGCCGCCGGCCTGCGCATCCGTGGTGTTGGTCTGGCCGAGCACCGCCTTCGAGATCTGGCGATCGAGCCAGTCCGACCGCTTTTCGTAGAGGTCCGACCCTGCGGTGACGTTCTTCGATTCAATGAAGTCGATCGACATGCCATCGGGCACGATCGCCGCGCAGTCCCCGGCGATGTTGGCGACGGCGCGGTACAGGGTCGCCTTGTCATCTTCGGTCGCGCTCGAGCTGTATTTGCCGATGCGGACGGGCTGGCCGTAAGTCTGGGTGAAGATCGCCCAGTCGCGCTGGGTATAGGCCTTGAACATCCACGCCCAGCTGGCGAGCCGGGCGAGGCCCGATCGCACCGGCAGGCCGGACTTCGCCCGGATGCCGAGCTGGATGAACTTGAAGGCGGGCAGTCGCTCATCAATGCCGTTGCCCTCCGGCCCGCCGCGCAAGAGCGGTGTGACGCCGTCCTGATCGAAGCGGAAGAAGCGCGGATCGCGCCATTCGAGCCGGTTGGGACGGTACTGGCCTTCGCTCACCTCCCAGATGATCTCGGTGAACGACACGCCCTTGCCGATCGCGTCGAGGATGTTGAAGGTCTCGTCCGCCAGTTCGTCCCGGCCCAGCCAGTCGCGCACCATGTCGGCGCGGCGCACATCCTCGGCGCTGTCGCTGGCGGGCTCCACACTGACATCGACCTGGCTGACCGCACGCTTGCGGGTGCCCAGCACGCCGACATAGTGAAGGTCGCGCTCCTCGATCTGCTCGGCCAGCTCGAAATAGGACAGCGGTTCGCCCTGATCGGCATCGCGCAGCAGGCGCGCGAGCCGGATCGGGGTCAGCCCGTCAGCCGGATAACCGGAGATGGGCTGGCGCACGCCGGCCAGCGTCGGCCCCGCCACCTCACGGGTCAGGACCGCTTTCTTCAGGGGTTGCCCCCATTGGTCCACCAGCGTGCTCATTCTGTTTGTCCCTCATCAAGGTGCGTTGCGTGATCGCCGCACCAGCTGTCGGCCCAGACCAGCGGCCACACTGCGCGCGGACGGTTGTCGTCGCCGATGAATACGACAGGGGCATGCCGCCGGCATTGGCCGCCGCTGCGGGGCCGGGCCTGCGCGTCGCTGGGCTGCAGGAAGACACAGGTGCTGCATTGCGCTTTGCCGATCACCAGGCATCTCCCGAACGAAGGCGAACGCCCAGCGGCGCGCGGAACGGATCGCGGGCCAGCCCGGGATCGTCGCCATCCGGATCGTCGAATGAAGAACGGGACTGGCTGACAGGGACATAGCCGTATTCGATCGCCCCTTGGCGGGATGCATACCAAGCCAGCATGCCGGCGATCGCGGTGTCGCCGTGACGGTCGAAACCATCGCTGCCCTTGTAGCGCATGTCGTCCGGCACCTTCACGACGCCGCCATCATAGGCCAGCGCCTGATGATCGCGCACCACGTCCTCGTCGGCCGCGATCCGCACGGTGCGTTCGCCAAAGGCCTCCACGTAAGGGGTGCCGTTCTCGCGGTACCATTCCCGGCTCAGCTTGATTTCGGAGATCCGCTCGCCATACCGCTGGGCCGCGACTTCGGCGAGGTAGGCACCATTGCCGGTCGCATCGAGCGCACCGTGCCCCAAACGCGGCACGGCATCACAGACGTAGAACAGGATATCGCGCTGCGCCTCGAACGGGACGTTGCGCATCTCCACCACCAGCCGCCAGCGGCGGACCAGATCCTGCCCCAGCTGCTGGATGACCAGATCGGACGCATCGCCGCTGCGGGCAAAGTCATGCCCGAAATCATGGCGGCGCTTGGGATCGAGCCTGTCGAGCAGCGGGCGCAGGTGCATCCGGCACCAGTCGGCAATCTGCCGCTGGCGGGCGCCCTTGTCCGCCGCCTTGAAGCTGTCGGGCAAGTGCAGCCGCACCACGTCAACGGACCGGTCAGTTACTTGCTCGATCACGACCCGCGCCAGCGCAGCGCCTTCGGCATCGGCGGGCACCACGTCGAGCTCCTGGCTCATTGCCGAGGTGCGCGCGCCATAGGCGCCGCGGATGCGCTGCTCCCATTCGCGCTCGGCCTCTTCCGACCAGGTGAGCCCGCGCATCAGGCAGACGCGCCGGTAGAGACCATTGGCGACCGCCGCGCCGAACGGGATATGGTGGATATTGAAGGGCACCTTCCCGGCGCGGGCTTCGCGGATCAGTTCGTTGAACGGGTTGAGCACGCCGTTGTGGGTGGAGATCACCCGGATCTTGCCGCCCCAGATCAGCAGCGCGTTCACCGCGTCCAGGACGGCTCTCACATCCTTGTGAAACGCCGCCTCGTCGATCACGACAATGCCCTGAAGGCCGCGGATGTTCTCCGGCCGGGAGCTCAGCGCCTCGACCCGGTACCCGCTGGCAAAGGTGATCCGGTAGGCCGAGATATCACGGCTGCTGCCGTCCTCGCGCTGATCCTTGAACACGAACTCCTCGATGTCGGCCAGCTCGCCTGCGACGACGCGCGCGAAGTGGGCGACATAGCCGATGAACTCGCGCCCCTTGTCCTTGGTGTCGCCGATGTAGAACACGTTGTCGCCGCCGGCCGAACGCGCGGACGCAGCGATCAGCGTGTCGTCCAGCGCCTCGGCAAAGGTGATGCCGGTACGGCGGCCCTTCTCGCACACTTTCAGATCGCTCTTGTCCTCCAGCCACTCGACCTGGTGGCGCATGAGGATGCCATCGGCGAGCGGATCGAGCTCGGCCGGGATCTCCGCGCCCCGTGTCAAGTCGGCCGGAAGCTTCTCTTCCTCGCGGGCGAGGACAGGGGCAGCGGGTTCGGTCACTGGGTCTTCCCGTCATCCGCTTTGACGCCCAGGAATTCGCGGCGCAGCTGTGCGACGGCGTCAGAGGAAAGGCCTGCATCGCGCGCCAGAACCTCTACTCGCTTAGCTGCTGCCTGGATCTGTTTGTTGGCCCGAGCCTCAAGCTTTTTACGGTATTCTTCAGAGTTGCTCTGGGCGTTGACAGCCGATTGCAGCGCTCGCCCTAGCTCCATCAGATCCTTGGGAGACAACTCGCCACCTTCGAGGGTCTGATACATCGCGGTCTTGAGCATCTCTGCCACGGTGACAGTCACATGGTCCGGGCCATCGGTCCCGAGGCTCTGGACGAGGTCGGAAGCCATTCGGCGAACCTCATCAAGCTTACGGAACTGGATGGCCTTTCGCACCGAGTAGCGATTGAATGCTCCGCGACTGACCGGCGGGATACCTTTGTCGGCTAGGCGCAGGTTGAACTCTTCGAGGATGGTTGTCTGCGGCAAACGCGTCACGCGCAGCTGCTCAATCGCCCATGCTACGTCGTTGTCAGCCTCGGGTGGCAGCTGATCAATGGTAGAGAGCCAGCCTCTACCTTCGCGACGATCGGGAACCGAAGTGTCTTCGTTCATCGGTCACCCCGCCGCAACAAAATGCCCAAAACAAGACCAAGCGCGCAGCCAGCCGTGAACGTGCCGACTGAGACGGAAGAAAAGCCCGAAGCGCCTTTCGCAATGCGCGAAGGCGGTACCTCACGAACATCGCTCCCCTGCGCCTTCCTCACCGAATACCGGCTGAAGGCGCCCTTGCTGATCGGCTTGCAGCCATGGTCCGCGATCCGCGCGTTGAACTCGCGCAGGATCTCGGTTTGCGGTATGCGCCGTTCCTTCAGCTCAGCATTGACCCAGGCGATATCCTCGTCGCACACCTCGGGCAGGATCTCGATCGAGGACAGTTTTCCGCGTCCGCTTCGCTTTGCCATGTCACACATCCCTCGGGCGGGCGACGCCCTCGATGATGATCCGCCGCTCGACATGATCGCGTCCGGTCGCTGTGAGCTCCGCGACCAGCAGCTCACCCAAGTCGATCAGACGCACCGCGTCCAGCTCGGCCAGTGCGCGAAGCTGGGTGCGCACCCAGTCGCGCGACCGCCGCACGCCGATCACGTCGAGGACGTGGGTCATTGCCTGGTCATTGAGCCGCCCGTCGACCTGCTTGGCCAGCTCGTTGAGAATGGCGAGGCGCGCGTCGCGTGCAATCGCCGCATTGAGATCGGTTGTGAGGCTCACTTCTCCATCCCCTTCGGAACGACGACTGACATGATCAGCGTGAGGTTGCGGTCGATGTGATCAACCTTCGCGGCCACGGCTGCTGAGGCCTCAGCACGCTCTCCCAGTTTTTCGGACAGCGCGCGCTGGCGGGCTTCGATATCGGGCAGCACCTTGGCCACCTTGTCGATCGCCTTCTCCAGCCTCTTGATGTCGGCGACGCTTGCGAGCTCTTCGTCGAAACTGTCGAGCCGCTTCTCGATCTGGCCAACCTTGGCCTTCACGCCCGAAAGCTCACCATCGATCGACGTCTTAATTGCGGCCAGCTCGCTGCCAACCGTCGCCAGCTTCTTGTCCAGCCCGCCGGTGCCAACCGGGTTGCGCGCGCCGCCGCGCCAGATGGCTGCGCCAATGCCGATCACGATCACAAGGATGATCAACAGTTCGATGATATTGCTGGGGCTCATGAGCCGTCTGGTCCTTCGTTTGGGTGGGCCGCATCGTGGCCACCGGCGATGTCTCGCTGGGGATCGATGCCGACTGGTCCACTGATAGTGCTGGTCGCCCCGGCGAAAGCGCGGCGCACGAAGTCCTTCACCTGCTCGCCAAACAGTTCGAGCAGGGAGAAACCGGAAAAGCCGAGACCGATGGCCACGACGAAAGCGAACAGCCACCCGGGGCGGCTTTCAATGATCCAAAGCTGGACGACGACGAGCATGATGAAGCTGACCAGCAGGCGCAGCTTCCAGCCCAGATCAGCCTCTGTCCGGACGGTAAAGGGCCGCGCCGCGACAATGCCGACCGCGCCGAGAATGCAAGTCACCACTGGGATCGGCAGGCCCGCCAGATCCAGAAGGAAGCGATCACCCAACGGGGTCTCCACATCAGGCACCACCACGGCGACAGCGAGCGTCGGCAACCAGACGGCGGCGAACTTGGAGAAAGATAAAGGCTCGCCCATCATCACCGGCCGCGCTCGATCTTGGTCTGGCAATCGACGCACCGCGTGGCCGATGGCAGCGCCATCCGGCGCGCCTCCTCGATCTTGTCGCCGCAGCCGAGGCAGAACTCCTCACCCAGCCCGACCAGGTTGTTGCGGATGCGCTGGACCGCGGCGTCGCGCTGGAGCCGTTCGAACTCCTCGGCCCGCTCGATCGACCTTTCACCCAGATCCATTACCGGCTCCCTTCAGGAGTGAACCGGACGGCGGATTGACCGAGCGCCCAGACGATCAGGGCATCGTGGCGGCGCGCATCTTCGCTGGCACGCTGCGCCTGGTCGATGGTGAGGCAGACAAACTGCGAAGGGCAGAGCGGCTGAGCGGTCAGATCTCGGGCGGCAGAAACGTCAGGATTGCCGGGCGCACCAGCAGCTCGGCCGGCGGCGTCGCGGGCTTCGGGCAGACCAGCTGGGTTGGCACGGCCGGGATCGCCTGCGGCGGCGTTTCGCGCCCGCAAGCGGTCAAAGCGGGCAGAGACAGCAGCAAGATCGCTGCGCAGATTTCGGGTGACTTCATATGTGACAGCCTCCTGTTCGGCTTCGACGCGCGCGACGTTGGCCTTGGCCTGGCGCTGGGCCTCGTCGCTGGCGTCGATGTAGTTTGTGATGGTGCCGAGGTGCGCCAGCTGGGTGTCGGTGAGCAGCTGCTCGGTCTCGGCCAGATCTTCGCGCAAATCGGGAACGACGATGATCGCCGCCCAGAGGAATGCCGGGACGAAGGCGGCAAGCAGCGCATTGCGCACATCGCTAAGCACCCACTTAAGCGCGGCTAAGAGGCCCTTTAGAACGGCCTCAAGCCCGCCCGCAGCGAGCAATTTGAAGGCTGCCCAGCTGATCACGCGGCACCTGGCTCTTTGCGGGCAAGCGCCGCGCGAACCTCATCCTTGATGTCAATCTGGCGCGCGCTCGACCAGATCGGATTGCGCGGCTCGCGCCGATTGACCCGGTCGTAGATGGTGACGACGCCGTCGCCGCTCCAGCGACCATCGAAGAACAGGTCGCGCTCTGCCTTGCGGCGGGCGATGATCTCGCGTGGCCGCGACCAGTGCATAAACTCGGTCCACGCCTTGTCGCGGCGACCGAGCAGGAAGGACTGCACCCAATCGGCCCGCCCGATCGCACCGGTGTTCCAGTGAAATGAGAGCGCTGCAGCGAGCTGCGCTTCGGTCAGCTCGCGCCCACGGAAGGCTGCTCGAACCTGCGGCAAGTACTTGTCCCGCAGCAGCCATTCGAAGATCTCGACCGCGCGTTCAATGGTCGAAGGATTCGAGGTGTAGCGATCGACCTGGTGCCCGCTGGCACTGGTGACGCCGAACCCCCAGGTCAGCTTGCCGGCGCTGCACTTGTAGGACTCGAGGACGAGGCCTTCATGCTCGGCGACTTCGAGAAGGGTGCGTTCGGAGAGAAGAGCTTCGGCCATGCATCCGCTATGGGCTGCGGAGCGCTCCGGCGGCATGCCCGCGGCGGCGGGCGGATGCACTCAGAAGAGGTCTAACTGCTTGCTGCTATGCGCTCGATTGGGGCGTTCTGACAAGCCGGGTTCCCGAGCGAAGAGTTTTTCCACACCGGTCTCGCCAATGCCAAGACGGCGCGCGATCTGCCGGTTGGAAAGGCCGCGCTCGCGGTAAAACAGCGCCCGATCGCGGCGGGCCAGCGGCACGCGGATGGTGGCAGGCGCCAGCGCGCGGCTGAGTTTCTCGGCGATTTCGCGGCCAAGTGTCTCGACCAGCTCGCTGTCGTCGGCGAGCTTGTAGGGGACGTAGAGGCGGGTGCCGCCGAAGCTCTGCGCGAGCTTCACGAATCCTTCTCGGCCGAGGATAGATCGCAGCTCGCGCGTGAGATCGCCGACGATCATTAGTCTTCCTTCGGCTCCCAGACGGGATCGCCGGTGCCCGGTGACTGGGCGAGCGGGAGCGGTGCCTCGCAAGCGGCGCATTCGGCCGTGACGCGGCCGACGTTCCATGCCTTCCCCCCGCAGCAGGGGCAGCGGTTGGTCTCGCCCGGCCAGTAGAGCATCGGCGCAGGGCGCGCGAAGGTGGCGCGGGCGTTCATGCCAAAACGTCCTTCAGCAGCGCGATCTGGTCGGCGGACAGGGTGATCTCATGGAGCCCGGCCGGCTTGCTCTGGCGAATGACCAGTTTGCCGGAATCGAGCTTCGCCAGCGTCATCTGCGAGAACGCATTGCTGCCGAGGTTGTGGGTACCGGCCTTCATGCCACACCTCCCGCTGCGCGCAGCTTGTCGCCCAGCGCCTTGGCGAGGCGCTGGTAGGCTTCCGCATCCATCGGCCCTTCAGCGCCGGTTTTGATGCCGCACAGCCGGAAGGCGGCGTTATCAATCGTCCAGTCGGCCGGGATCTCGCCAGCACCCTTCAGCTTCCACAGGATCGCCCGGCAAAGCCCTTCGTGAAGTGCGCGCGGCGGCAGGTTGTTGCCGGCCTCGTCGGTCTGCGGCCAGCCATGGCGCACCGCCATCGCCTTCAGCGCCTCGATCAGGCGGAACGCATCGGACTGCTTGGCCCAGACAAGGCGCTCGCACTTCAGCTGCCGCTTGGCGAAGGCTTCCAGCGCCTGTTCGGACGCGTTCTGCACCGCATTGAGATGGTGGAGCGAGATCCACAGCGCCCGCGCCTTGCGCGCCATCGGATGCTGCGCCGGGCGGGTTGCGGGGTTGCTCGCCGGGTTCTTCGGCAGCGGCTTGAAACCCTGCGCCTCAAGCCGCTTCAACGCGCGTTCCAACTCGGCTTCCGTGCAATCGCCCGCGCTGCTGCGGCCAGTTTCTTCCAGCATGATCTGCCGGTAATCATCGTCCGCCAAAGCAAGCTGCTTCTTGGCGACGTGGATCTTCGCCAGCATCGCGCGGCGGCGGCGATCGGTGGGGTTGAACTGCGCGGGCGCAGCTTTGACAGCGGCAAGTGCCATCATGCGTCTCCTGTGATTGCGGCGAGGCCGACCGCGACGATCGCGGCGAGGACCATGATGATCACCATGCCGATCGCTTCGGACCGGGCGGTGCCGGGACCGCGCACGGCATCAAGCTCGCGCGCGGCGTGGCGGTAGAGATCGAAGAGGCGGATCATGGCGCAGGCCTCACGGAAATCGCGGCCAGCCACTGCGCCACACCGTCCGAGCCCATCTCGGTGCCAATCAGCTGAGTGACGCCGGTGCCCCATTCCCCGGTCGGGCAGACGGCAAGCGTCGCAATGTGAAAGAGGCAAGGGTTCCCCGTCTCGGCAAGGAGCACAACGGATGCGCTCCACCCGTTATCGAAGTTGAAGCGCACGCGCGGCGCGCCGGTTTCCGGACAAAGGTCCGCCTCGAACGCCGCGCTCATGCCCGGATCCACCGAGTAGCGCGGTACATCTGCGCTTCACGCAGATCGCTCAGTGACAGGCCCCGGCTCTCATCATCGGCGGCGGCGAGCATCGATCCCGCCTCGATCAGTTGCTGGCATTCCCCCAGCCCGCCCGAATCCGGCGTCAACGCGATCTTTTCCAGATAGGCACGGATATCAGGCTGGGTGATCTGCCAGCCATCGCAGAACTGCGCCACATCCGTGCGGGTCGGCAGGCGCTGAACGTGGCGCATGGCGATCCGGCGGTTGAGGCGCGCGAACTGGTCGCGGTGCCGCCCGGTCTCGATGCGCGCCAGCAGCTCCTCATTGCCGAGGAAGCATACGCCGACGCCGGTTTCATCGTGCCAGTTGCGGATTTCCTCGATCCCTTCGATGCCAAGGAAGTTGGCCTCGTCGATCACCAGCAGGCCTTTGCGGCCGCGCACCCGCTCGATCACGATGCGCGAGGCATCAGCAGTCGACAGGCGGCGGGGATCAAGCTTCAGCGCCTTGTGTACTTCAAGGATCATCGGCAGCAGGCGGTTGGTGCTGGGCTTCATGGTCGCCGTCCACACCATCCCTGCCCGCTCGGCATATTCGCGCACCGTCTTGGTCTTCCCGGTGCCGGGCCCGGTCGCGCCGACCGTGATGCGGCCCATGTGCGCAATTTCGAGCAGCATCATCAGCCGCTGGCTGGTCTCTGTCTCGATGAAGCCGGGGTTGACCGGCAGGGACTGCTGCCGCTTTTCCTTGGCCTCGACCGACTGCATGAACTGGAACAACCGGCGTGCGATGTTCTCGTTGTTGCCCTGGTAAGTGCCGGCGCAGAACGGCTGCAGCGTGCCTGCCGGGATCCCGGTCTCGCGCGAAAGCTGCGCCCAGGGAACCGGCGGATCGGTCATCTCGCGATGGCCGACAATCCAGAGCCGCATCTCCTCGACGTCAACCGGCAAGTCCTTAACGTTGATCATGGTCGAGTCTTCCTCCTCAGGTGTTGTTGGCGGTGAGCTTGGCAAAGCCGCGCATCATGCGGTCGATCGGCAGCACGTCGGCGCTGCCGGCATCGTCTCGATTGGTTGTGCCGGGTCCGCCGACAGCGCGGCCCGCCGGGCGCACCGGACGGACGGCCCCGGCCTTTGGCGTTGGCGCAGGGGCAACGCCCACCTGCAGATCGGCGAGCTGTTCGGCGCTGATCAGATCGGCAGCCTCGGCGGTCGCCTTGACCTGCTTTTTGTAACCGGCGAGCCGCTTGGCCGCTTCCTTGGCCCCAGCAGCTTCGGCAAAGCCGGTGTCAGCGATCAGCTCGGCTGCGGTGATGTAACGGCCTTCCAGATCGTAGACGTGGACCTCGGAGTGCAGGTTGTCGGGATCGAACCGCACCGTCACCTTATCCCCGCGCAGCGATGACAGCTCGGCATGCCAATAGCGGTTGCCATGCAGCTCGATCTCACCGGTCTGGCGGTTCACCAGCTTCTGGTCGGCGGCGAGCAGCGCCATGCGCAGCTGCTCGGGCGTGGCTTTGCCGATCGTGCTGGCGGCATAGCTTTCGAAGAACACATCGTCGAAGCTGCGCCCGTTGGCGATCTGGGTGCGGCGCCCGGTGCGGGCGTTGTGCGCTGCGATTTCCTCATCGACCAGGGCGACGAACCGGTCCCATTCGACCGCGCGGCTGCCATAATTCTCGGGCTTAGCCATCGGGCTGTTGCCCGTGTAGGCACCTTCGCACGCCGGGTGCTTGGCGATGCTGTCGCACAGATCGCGGAAGGCACGCTCGATCGGCTTGGACTGGCCGCGATAGGGCAGCGCCCAGTGGATGCGGACGCCGAGACCGGACAGCAGCCCGGTCGGCTCTTCGGGCCTGATCTTGAACCGGAAGCGGCTCTTCGCGCCACCGGTAATCCACTTCGATGCGAAGGCGCGGCCGTTATCAAGCACGCAATTGGCCGGGATGCCGAAGTTGCGGAACAGATCGGCGAAGGTGAGCCGCGTCTGGATCGCGCTTTCCTCGCCGCCCAACCGCCACGCCACAACCTTGCGGCTGTAAATGTCTTGAATCGCCACCATGATCGGGCGGATCACCCGGCCATCCGGCGCCTTCACGAAGACGTCGAACTTGTGGCCGTCGATGTTCACCCATTCGAGCGCGCGCAGCTCCTCGACGCTGCGGCGCTGGGCCGGGATCGAACGGCGCAAGGCTTCCTCGCCCTCGCGCTTGAGGGTCAGGACGGAGGCAGGGTATTCCCGCTCCAAGCGCCGCCTGAAGGTGCGCTCAGAGGCCATTGAGAGGCCGCGCTGCTCGGCCATGCGCGCGACGCGGCAATAGCAGCTGGTCAGCGTCGGGGCGGAGGCACGCAGATAATCGCTGACAAAGGCGATCCACAGGTCTGGGTGAATCTCGGCCTCGGCCCCGCCGCCTTGACGGCGCGGGGCAAGCGCGACCAGCCAATCGGCCCGGTTGATCCCTTCGACCATCCGCATCCAGTTCCACAGCGTCGATCGGCCAACACCGGAATCATCCGAGGTGGCGGCAACCGCAGCGGTACGGGTTGCCCCAGCTTCGCACAGCAGCTCGATCGCATTGACGATACCGAGGCGGCGCTGCGCCTCGTCCTTCACCTTGCGGCTCTGCTTGTCGAACCACGCCCAGGCAGACTCTTGTCCGCTCCCAGCCTCGTGCGGCCGGGTACGGATGATGCCGCGGCGGGCCAGCTCCATCCGCGCCTCACCAGGCAGCAAGCTGGCATGGAACTCGACCCCGCCGCCACGCCCGACGCGCTTGCGCACTAGCAGGCGGTTATTGGGCCCGAGCCGCGTGGCCCAGCGTTCGGTCTGCGCGCGGCGGTTGATCGAGCGCTTGTCGCCAGGCAGGCCGGGCAGGCCCAGCTCCTCCAGCTCGCTGGCGGTGAACCACGCGTCGTCTTCCAACGGGATCAGGTGTTGGGCGCACGTCGCCATTAATCGTTACCTTCCCGGATTGTCGGAGCATCGACGCCCAGCGCCCGCATTTCGGCCTGCGCCTGGCGGATCATCTGCTGCAGGTGGCCCATGCGCGCGGTCTTCACTTCCTCACCCACCAGCAGCGCGGCGCCGATCTTGCGCATGATGGGATCGAGCAGATCCTGCCGATCGGTCACCACCAGCAGGGCAAGCAGGCGCGATGCTGGAACCTTGTGATCGGGGCGCGCAGGGCTGGAATAGGCATCGAGCATCGCCTTGCTGACGGTGTCGTCGAGCAGGACGCTCATCTCCGCGGCGATCACCTCGCGCGGGCGGCCGTCACTGGCCAGCACCGTGCCGACCAGCGCGTTGATCTGCCGCTCAAGCCCCGCCAGCTCGGCTACGCCTTTGGCAGGCGCGGGGGCGACGAAGTCGAAGGGCAGCTGGTTCGGGTGTGGCTTAGCCTTGGGCATGGCCCTCACCTTCGTGGCCCCGGTGATCTCGACCTGGTGCGAGGGTGTTCTCGTGCGTTTCCTTGGGCAAAATGGTGACGACGCGGTTTTCATCGAGCAGCACACGCTGCCCGCCGCCAAGGCGAACGTAACGCGCGCCGAAGGCGATGGCGGTTCGCACCGCGCGGCAATCAAGCGCCCGTCGGATTTCAACCAGAGGCACATCGGCCACCCGCTCGCGATACCGCTGGATGGCATGCCCGGTGAGGAACACCTCAGCCATTGGCGCTCTCCCTGAAGGGGAAGTGGACATGGTCTGGAAATAGAGGGGTAGTACCCGCGCGAGGCTTGGCGCCGTGCCGCGCAAGATAGGCACTGCATTCTTGGTGCCAGACCTTTTTTGCCCAGCCACAAGTGAAACCATTGCCGCGAAGCGCGCGGCGGCGGTCGGCAACGGTTGCATCAGCGGGCAGGTCAGCGACCAGTTCGGCGATGCGTTGACGGGCAAGGGAGCGCCAGCGGCTCATCGCTCAGTCCCTCGCCATCCAGCTGGCATCCCAGCGCCGGAAATCGTTCGGTTGCTGATCATCGGGCCGCAAGCTCAGCGGAGGTAGGTCAGACCGCAGCCCTCGGCGTGCCATCTTCGCGCGGTGCTCTTCGCGCGCCTCGACCACCTTCATCCGCGCCTCGGCCTCGATCGGAGTGACGCCGAGCTCCAGCGCCAGCTCCATGACCTTGCGGTGGTGGCGGTAATAATCGGCCTTGCTGGCAAAACGCGGCATCAGCGGTGTCCTCCTGCTTTGCGCAACAGGTCGCCGAACCGCTTGCTCTGGCTGCGCAGCTTGGTTTCGAGCTTTCGCTCCTGCTTGATGTTGACCGAGAAGCGGTCGCGGATGTTGAGAACGGTCTTGGCCTTGATCCCCAGCCTGCAGGCGATCTGCGCGGGCGGAAGCCCGGTCTCGGAGAGCTTCAGTACGGCTGCCTCAATCGGATAAATCGCCATCAGGCCTGCCCTCCGATGCGGACGAAGTAGAGCGGCTCGCCATCCGGCGCGCGCGGGATGGCGAGCGGTTCAAGCACCTCGATCTTGCGGGTGAGGAACGGCATCCGTCGGATCGCGCCGCGCTTCTCCAGCGAGCGGACTGTGAAGCCGGCATCGAACCCGGGCCGAGCGTGGACGACATTGGCAGCGCTGATTTCGCGCAGCGTCGGGCCGATGCCGAGGCTCTCCTGAAAGCCAATAATATAGCGCAGGACATCCTGCTGGCGCTGGGTGAGAGGCTTCATTCTGCCCGCCCTCCGATGCGCACCAAGTGGAGCGGCTCGCCATCCGGCGCGCGGGGGATTGCGACCGGCTTGAGCACCTGGAGCTTGCGGCGGCGCGAATGTGGGGCGCGGCGGACCTTGCCTTCGATGATGAGTGCGCGGATCAGGTAATCCGCCAGCCCTTCATCGCCGTCGAACGCGGCATCCGCGACCTCGTCATTGCTCGGCCCGCGTCCGTGCTTCAGTTCGAAGCCGGTAATGAAGCGCAGAGCGTCAGCTTTTTGATCGGCGAGGCTGGTCATCGCGTCAGCCCCCGGTTTCGCTGGCGCGATTGCTCGGCAAGGATGGCAGCGCGCTGCTGGATGCGGCGGATCGCCGGAAACCGGTCGAGGCCAGTTTCCTTCATCTCGCGCTCGATCGCCTCTTCGCCGGGAATGCGGGACATCAGAGCACCTCCTCAAGCGACAGGATTTCGGAATTGCGGTGGAGCGGCGGCAGCCAGATGGTGCGCGTGTGCCCCGGCGCGGTCGGCCGCTTCACGTCCCACACGATCCAGCAGTAATCGGTCATCCCGCCGCTGAAGGCGCGCTTGCCCATCGCCGCGATCAGGTCACCGGGCGGCATCGAGGGCCGCTGGCACAGGTGCAGCACCGCCTGCGGTGGATGATCGTTGAACAACTGGTACCGCGCCTGACTCGCAAGCCACTTGCTCGGCATCAGGATGCAGACGCGGCGCGAGGAAAGCGTCAGCGCATGCCGCGCAAACGCCTCTGCGATGCCCTTCACATAGCTGTAAGGCGGGTTGCAGATGATGCTGCAAGGCGCGGGCGCGGCGCACATTTCGAGGAAGTTGCGCGGCTCGAAAAGCATCGGCGCGCCCGAGCCGAAGTTTGCATAGGCGACGTTCTCGACGAGGTCCGAACCGTATGTGACGAAACCGCGATCGTGGGCTGCGAGCAGGGTGTTGCCCATCCCGCAGCAGGGATCCCAAACTGCCAGCCCCTCAGCCTCTTCGATGAAGAAGTTGTCGAGCGCGAGCGCCAGCTGATCGGCGCACCAGAACTCGTCGACATACCAGTCGAGCGGATGGCGCTTGGAGTGCCGACCGGAGGAGATTTCACCCCTCATTGGCCGCTCTCCGGGTCTTTCTTGGGCGCGACGCCAATTACATTGACGTAGTTGCGCTCAGCCTCACTGATCGCGGACACATCAAAGGACACACGGAAGCCGGGCGGGTGATCACCTTCGCCGATGATTGCCTTAAGCAGCTGCGCTTTTTGATCCCATCGGAGCGAACGATAGAGCCAACCGAACAGCTCGGGCTCTGCATCCAACGCCTCGCGAACCTCGGTGATAAAATCACGCATCGCCGAGCTCCTCGTTGAGAAGGTCGCGCATCATCCGCTTAACGCCCGGCGTGCCGAGTGCGCGCATGATTTCCGGCAGATGTTGCTTAAGCTGGGGAGGCGGAAGTCGCTTCAGGTTGCCGACCACGGCATTGACATACTTCTGATGCGCCACCGTTGTGGCTGAAGACCCGGCCCTTGCCGCTCCAACAACGATCTTCGCGTCCTCGACCCCGATTTCAGGATCGGCCAGCAGCGCTTCGATCACCTTGCGACGGATACGTTCGTCTCCGAGCCGGGTGAGTACCATCAGCTGGCTTGCATTTCCGCCAACTACGGGGTGCTTTTCGAGATTCTCTGCCAGATCGGGGAACGGCTCGACGACAAGACGATAAATCGCGAGGCACTTGCGGATCTGCCGCTTCCCGAGATCCAGCGCTTCAGAGACACTTTCCTGCCAGCTGTATGCTGCGGCCATTTTGGCCGCAGCATCATCACTCTCTTCTTCGAGCGCTTTCTCCGAAGTGGTCTCCCGGTCTTTGACACGCTGCCACCTGGCCTTTGCGCCAAGCTGCTGGTCTGACAATTCGCCGTGATCGCGCGCGATCCGCTCCTGTGCAGCACGGCACAGCTCGAACACGAACTTGGCATGCTCGATGGGCAGCAATGGCCGCCGGTGGATGTTCTCCGAGGCCTCAAGCTCGCGGAGAATTTCGGGCTTGCCGGAAACGACAACTCCGTAAACCGGAAGGCCTTCCAGCCTCGCACCCTCTGTCCTGTGCAGGCCGACCAGCAGCCGCCACTTGAAGTCCGGATTCTTCGACGCCGTAACTTTGATAAGGTCTCGCTGACCGTCCTTATACAGCAGGCGACCGACCGCGACGGCTTTGTCCGGATGATAGAACCCGATCCGGCCAGACGTATCGATATCGGCGGGATCGAAGGCGATCACCTCTGCGCTGTCGAGGAGCGACTTCGCAGGAGCGTTCATTTCGCACCCCCACATAGACGGTGCGGGGCCTGTTCGAGCCGGGTAGCCTCCTCATCACTCGCACAGGAGAAGAGCCCATGCCGAATGCCGACCTCAATCCGATCGAGCAGCTGCGCGACCAGCTTTACGCCCTCCAGCAGCTCGTCCTTGCGCATTGCGTGGCGTTCGCTGCTGCTGATCGCATCGCCGTTGATGGCGCGCTGCAGATCGCGGGCGGTCAGGCCGATGCCTTGCTCCGTCAGGGGCGCACCATCGCTGCGCAGCGGCTCGCGATGCTCATTCATGAGGTCGAACAGTGCCTCGATTGATACCCGCGCTTCGCCAACCGCGCTCTTCAGCGCGATCCGGCGGATCAGCGGGCGAATTACGCCGCGGTCGGCAAACCCGGTGTCGTTCATGCCGCTACCGCCTTCCCGCCCTTGCGGAGGCGCTTGGCATCCTCGGCATCGATCGCTTCGAGCACCCTGTAGAGCGCACCAATCGAATGCAGGTTCGCGCCCGGCGGATTGGGGTTCCGTTCCGTTTTCTTCCATTTGTGGAAGGTGTCCGGGGAGATGCCGGCACGGCGGCAGAGCTCGGCGATAGAAATCCGGGAGGCTTTCGCCCGCACCTCGATTTCCCTGACGACGGTTTGCTGTTCCATACACAGCGAGGTAGCGTAATTATTTACGCATCACAACGACTATTTTTCCGCGTTCATTTACGCTCTGCGCTTGGTAGCTCTGCATCATGTCGGGTCTAGAGGAAGACATGGTGCTAATCCGCGCACTCGTGGATTACGCGGGGGTGTCTTCGGCGCAGGTGGCGCAGAAGGCGAAGGTGAACCCCCGAACCATACAGCGCATGAAGAACGGCAATGCCGAGGCTCGCCTCAGCCAAGTCACCTTGGAAAAGCTCCATGAAGCCTTCCCCAAATTCCCGGGGTGGACCCGGGCCGGCGCTGCAGCGCTCGCCAGCTTCGACGAGCCCGACCTAGTCCCGGTCCGTGAGATCGACCTAAGCTACGGCATGGGGGCGACTTATCTGGATGTGCCTGTAACCGAAGAAGTCCACCACTTCCCTCGTGCCTGGCTACGCCGGTATACCCGGTCGGCGCCGGACAAACTCTTCTTCGCCCAGGGCATCGGCGACAGCATGGAGCCCACTCTTCACGATAGCGATTTGCTGCTGATCGACACAGCGCAGCGCCAGCTCACCAGTGCTGACCGCATCTGGGTGCTCACCTATGCCGAATGCGGCATGATCAAGCGCCTTCGGCCTGTTCCTGGTGGTGGCGTAGAGGTATGGTCTGACAAGAAGGAGGTCTCCCCCTTCACCGCATATGACGGCGAGATCGAAATCATCGGCCGCGTCGTCGCAGTCCAGAGGAAGCTATGA